CCGACGCAAAAGTCAAGATTGTTAGCCATGATAAATTCAATCGGCTGAATCTTCATGTTCAGATAGTGCGAGCCGCCGACTTGTGTTGTTGTCGCTTTGGGCGCCGGTGCTGTTACCACTTGTGACTGTGGCAATAGCCGAAGATACTCTTCCGGCAATTGGTATCGCGCGTTATTGTCGGAGGCGATGACGTTAACCATTTGACCGTCGTAGTCTGATACGGTCAAATCTACGTGATTTAGGTGCGAGTACAGAGGGCGCAATCCGCTCTCTATGGCACAAATGTCAATGCGCACAATATCGCCACGTGAAAATTTTTCCATGATACGTTAAAATAATGTTTGTTGTTTTGGTATTCCGCTATCTTGGCCGGGGATAAACATCATGCGGAAAATGTGGTATAATACATTAACCACAATCGAATTTCCGGCCAATCTGTAAAGGTTTGTTTTAGCTATTCCGGCCGACTTCATCTTGCTTATATCGTCGTCGGTAACATCCATCAGCCTTAACGCTTCTATTGGTGTCATCTTGCGAATTTCGATACGGTCGGCAAAGTAAGCCAACAAATCTTCTTTGGTAGGGTGGGGGTTGTAATCCATGTTTGCTTGTTTGTGGTAGATTGCAATGTTGTTATCGGTTTGAAAGGTCGTGATTGTGCCACATATACCATCTATTCTCGGCAAAAAGACCTTACAAGCTCCATAGGGTACGCCTATATCGTTTTTGTATTGACGGCGTATGATTTTCCCATGCTCGGAGCGCTGTTTTTGCATGATACACGGAAATCTTAACTTTAGCTCCATAACCAATTGCTCTCGGTTGGTGAATTGCGACGATGTCCGACACGCCGCGTAATCGTTGACGTGAAAGCTCGCTGTTTGGCCATTGTCGCTGTTGGTTCGCCCAAGAATGAGCCGCAAATGTTGGGGGGGGTGAATTTGTTCATGTTCTTGGCTTGATAATTAATATTTTTGGTTCGTTATTCCCCCCCCATAGCATTGAACGCACGGAGCAACGCCACGCGGCCAATATACGCGGCCACGTTGTCTGTTGGCAAATGTGCTATCAATGCAAAGGTTAGTTACTTGGATTATCTTCTTCTCCATGTATTACTATTATTGCAGGTTCTTTGAATCCGTTGAAGATGTTTCGCCCGCTGATTTTCTTATAGTGTGCTGTAATGGTCTTACACACACCACCGCTGTTTGCCGAAATCGGGGGGGGCAAATGCGATGTTATAAGGCGAATGAACGCCCGCTCTTGCGTGTAAGGTACAGCAAACACCGCTATATAGATTTATTGCTATCTGCTTTGTCATGCTTTGGCTTAACAATTAGTACGCCTAACATCGGATAAAACCAGCCGCCCCTAAAGTTTGTCAGCGACGATGCACCGCTTCGGGTTGTCACCGTCGGAGCAACCCCCGAAACAAGGCTTAACGGTATTGGCTTGGTCATTGATGATTAACACTGCTGTATATGAACGGCCATTCAAAGGTGGGAGTACGTTGCAAATGCCCTGCTTGCAAAGGCTGCATCGTAATGTTCGCGATACCCCCCCCTAAGGTTAATAGCTATCTGCTTGGTGTTCATCGTGATATAGCTGCTCAAATTGCGTTCTTACGTTGGGTTGGTCGAGAATATCACTCAGAATCTTCTCGGTTACTTTTTCGGGGTTGATATAATACTCGCGCCCGACTTCATCGTAACTTTGCAAATAATCTTCAACACACTTTGTTAGCGTTTGCTTATCGGGAAAGGTAAATGTCGGCTGTTCATCATCAATGCGTATCGACACCATAAACACGCGCTCTCGGTTCTGCGGTATCGCATAATCTTTGGCATTTAACACTTGCCAAAAATTCGCATAGCCGAGTCCCTCCAACCTTAGTTGGATGGACTCAAAATCGGCCGCAAATTTCTTTTGCGTCAGCGCTTTGACATTCTCCATAACAAGCCACTTTGGCCGCTTGGTTTTAATCGCCTTAAAGCACTCCCAACACAGCGAACTGCTTGTGCCGGAGTTCTCAGCCAACCCCTCTTGTTTGCCTGCACTTGAAACCGACGTGCAAGGAAAAGACCAAGTAAACAAATCGAAGTCGGGAACGCTCTCCCAATCAATCTGCGTTATATCACCAAAGTTAGTGGTATCACCGTGGATAGCTTTGTAAGCTGCTATCGCGTTGGGTTCAATCTCTGATGTGCCGACGTATTCAAATTCAACGTCGTCGGGGTAGGCCGTTTGCAATCGCTTTAAAGCCATCGCTTGCGAGCCATATCCCGCAAAAGCCTCAAAAACTTTAATCTTCTTCATTTGTTATCGTTGCTTGGTCAGCTTGAAATGTATATCTTACGCTTGGGAACTCTGACCAATCGGCATCCAACTTGCACTCGGGGCAAATCAAATAACGGTTGGAACTAAACTCTATCTTGTGAGGAGTTTTGGATACAACGTGGTAGCCTAAAATCTTAGCATACTTTTTGGCCTTTCTAATTGACGTTGCACGTCGCAGCCTCAGTTGATACAACTGCTCGTTAACGCTGCGTATCGGAGTGGGGCGCATATCAACTTTCAGTGTTACGCCTCGCATAAGATGTTGTTGTGGCGGATTGTCGCCATCCCACCCCATGAAGGCTTTAAAGTCACTTTCGATTGTCGGGGCCTTTATCTCGCATTGAAACGTCGGCGACTCTCTGACGGCATTAATCGAATAATTGTCATCGCTATCATCTTCTCGCTCGACAATAACCGAAGTATCAATGCTGTCGTAGGGCTGAATATCAATTTGCCGACCGTCGGAAAATAAACTTATATTCAACGGTCGGTAAAACATTTTAGGGGGCATAGTGTCAGATGTCTTTGTTTAGAAAATCATTAAATGACTTGTTTTTGACTCTGAAATCATTGTTGCCAAACAACATATCGCAGATAAGATACATCAGAATAGCGGATGAAGCAAACACGTTGAAAAACGGTATCACCGTGGCGATTGCCGCGCTTACCAAGTGCTTTCGCTTTAGATTGTATGTTTTTTGCTCTCCGTTGTAAAGATGCGTTGCCAAGAAGTAGACTATCGCAAAAGCGACGACCGAGAAAGCAAGCTGTATTAAATAGACCGTACACATATTCTTGCGCTAATTGAAATGTTTGCTGTGACAATTGCTGAATCTTGGTCGTCGAGTCTCCACAACGGCCACGGATCCTCAACATCAATGGTTATACCATCGCACCCCTCCCTGCTAAGATAATCAAGTATCTTTTGGAGCTTTGCGCTTATTGCTATTTTGGCCAATTCATCGGGGTTTAGTGCGTTGGTGGGATTGAGCGTATTTTTGTCGTGGCTCAGTTCATCACGCAATGACAGCATAAGTTTGATTTGCTTGTCAATTGCGTCTGCAAGCTCTTTGAGTTGTTTATCGTTTTCCATCTTTGTATAGGTTTAAAAAACTTTTGTAGTCGGTGGCGATGCGCTGCAATCGCGGATAGTGGAGGAGCATTTCTCCGAGAGGGGTTGTGCCTGACACGTCGCCCTCGGTGATTGTGTGTTCGACGAGAATAAATGCGCCGACGGCGTCGTTGTAAGCTATCTCGACGGCGAGTTGGGGCAATTCGGGGAGGGCCATGATATCGCCCGCGTAAAGCTCTTGGCCGTTGATGTCTTTAAGGCCTGTGTATTGGCCGACGGTGTCGGGGTCGACTAATACTTTGGGCCACTCGTCGTTAACGTTTTCGATGTCGGCAATGGTGGCGGCTTTGCCGTTGCTGTCTAAAATCAGCGAGCCATATATCCAACGGCCATCAACGACGCGACGGCCTCTAAATTTGATTGTTCTTTTCATTTCATTAGCTATCTAAGTGTTCTCTGAGGTCTTCGGCCAAAAGTTGGTTTAACGACTCATCGTCGTCGTCGAAAACCTTGATGACGCAGGTTATTAGAGTACCGTCGATGACACATTCTTTGGTGACGGCTAACTTGCCGTCGTACTTGTGGCCGTCGTTTTCGATGCGTCTGATTCGGTAGCTCGGTTCGCAATTATTCAGAGCGCTGCGGTAAATCGCTGCTTTCGCAGCTTCTTGCGCGGCCGTTTTCGTTGTTGCTTCACCGCTGCCCATCTTGACGAGCCATATAACGAGCAGGGCTGCTATTACTGCAGATATGATACTAATTAGCATAATATCGATGTATTAAGTTTTTATAGATAGTTGGGGCGTAATTAATACCTTGGTGGGGTAGGTAATGGTAGCCAATGTGTTACCTCCATGTGGTGGCGGAAGCCACCGAAAAGATAACAGCTATTGTAGTAGTGCAATGTGGCGAGGGTGACGGTGCCTGTCTTGGTGCATACGATTACTCTTTGGCCAACTTCGGGAAGTCGGTCGGCGGTGCTTATCCAATCGGGGTGCTTGTCGGCCCAATTAACGCCCTCATAGAAGCTTGTCGTTGCTGTGGGGTCGTGGTCGGGGGCTGTGCCTTGCAGCCATATTAGAGCGGCTTGCTTGGCTCGTTCGTAACGTTTTTGATTCATTGCTTTGTGGTGTAGTTAATCGCGGCCTGTCGGGCGACGTTGAGCTGCGAGATGATGTCGTCGGCACGTGTCGCGTCGGCTATCTCCGCTATTGCGATGCCGCTCTCAATTATCCATAACTTGCCGCCGCGTTCGGCGACTTGGAAGCTCTCGGAAATCTCGCGCTGTCGGGCTGCGAGGGTGCGCTCTGACCGTTTCAATCGGTAGGCGCGGTAAAGTCGTAATATCTTGTTCATTTCTTCTTGTTTAGTAGGTGCATAAATTCTCTTGTCTTGGTGAGCTTCATCTCAGTTGCAAACTTCCATAAAGTCACCGTTCCAATGCCTAAAAAATCAGCTAAGAATTTATTTCGGCAATGGGGATAATTGCGCCTTAGCCAAGCTCGCTGTTGCTCAGTCAGCGCAATCTTTTTCGGGCCGTGGTATCTGCGACGTAAGCCAATCTTTGAAGCTCTGTTGTGTACAGCTTTGATTGACCGATTTAACCGCTTTGCTATCGTCGACGTTGGTACTCCATGCGTGTATGCGTCGGTTAGGTACTCAATCTCTGCCGTCGTCCAAATAGGGGGATTTACTTTCATTGCTCATTTTCGATTTTTTGACGGATAAAAACGCATTTCCAACTATCTGTGTAACGCGCTATCCCTCCGTAGTAATCGGTCATGCTCACCAACCGCCATCCCTCTGCGCCGAGCTTGTTCAACGTTTCGAGGTCGTCGTGGCTGATTCGCCTAACCGTGTACTCATAAGTAATCACATAATCTGTTACTTGCTTCATGCCGCCTTTCATCAGCAAACAGCCGAGGCAAACGGCAATCAAGCCAAATGCAACAATAACAATCGTCATAATCATGTATGGTATTTTAAGGGGTTATCGAATAAAACCGCGAGCGTTTCACAACGCCCACGGTCGTACAATCACTAAACATTATATAACCTAAAATTAAAGCATTCCGTTTTTGGCTTCGTCCTGATGATACTTCCATCGGGCGATTATCCTAAGTTCTTGCTTTGCTTCTTCGCTCTGCGCTTGGCGCACGAGTTGGTAGACCTCATCCCAAAGCGCCGGAGGCGAGGAGTTGGCAATCTTTATCAGTTCTTTGTCAAATTCAGTCATTGTTAGTCAAATAGTCTTGATAATCGTTTTCTTCCATTGTTGTTGATTGTTATTTGTTTGTGCTTCCAAAACCGCCGTCACCTCGCGACGTGGTGCTGAGTTCTTCAACGGTTTCAAATTCTGTTGGTTCGACTTTGCGAATAACCATCTGAGCTATCCTTGTGCCTGCTGCAAGTGCGAAGCCGACGCTCTCGATATTGTTGATTATCGCACCGACTTCACCACGATAATCTTCATCTATCAAGCCGTAAATTATATCAGCTTCGTAACGTGTCGGCGTGTTCTTAACTGCAATTACGCTGCCATTCTCGCTGAGAATACACCGATAACCCTCAACGCCTTTGCTCGCATATCCGCTTCGGGGGTGTATCTCCGCGCAATAGCCTTGCGGTAGCTCCATCGCAAAGCCCAACGGCACGACTTGACGGCCGGGGTAGACAATCGTATCTTTCGGCACGTAAACGTCGTAAGCTGCTGCGCCGTCTGTTGCTCGACACGGTACTATTGCACCGTCTTTCGTAAGTTTGATTTTAATCTTCATCGTTATCTTCGTTTTCGTTGTCATTTACTACTCTTAATTCGCCGTCACTAAGCTCATACCAAGTGTTGGGTTTAATGTCTTTCCCGTCGACGACGACGGCTTTCCAATTGGCGATGTCATAGTCATCCTCTTTTTCTTCAACGAGTACGAGGACAGCTCCCAAGTCGCCTTTGGCGCGTGGATTAGTACACCGTGCGCAAGCTATGCCGTTCTTGCCGACGGCGCTCTTGCCACGAGAAGTGGCTGCACCTCGGTTGCCTGCTGTGGCTGCACCGTAGTCGCCTGCTGTGGCTGCACCGTAGTCGCCTGCTGTGGCTGCACCTCGGTTGCCTGCTGTGACTGCACCGTAGTCGCCTGCTGTGGCTGCACCGTAGTTGCCTGCTGTGGCTGCACCTTGGTCTCCTGCTGTGGCTGCACCGTAGTTGCCTGCTGTGGCTGCACCGTAGTTGCCTGCTGTGGCTGCACCGTAGTAGCCTGCTGTGGCTGCACCGTAGTTGCCTGCTGTGGCTGCACCGTAGTAGCCTGCTGTGGCTGCACCTCGGTTGCCTGCTGTGGCTGCACCGTAGCTGCCTGCTGTGGCTGCACCTTGGTCTCCTGCTGTGGCTGTCTGACCTTTAACTGGGTTATTCGCATTGGTGCAATGACTCTTGACGTAGTCGAAAGTTAGCTTGCATAGCTTCGGGATGTCGATTCGTGCGCCTATCTTGATACGCGATGCGCATAGCTTGGAGTCGTCGCTATCTTTGTCGATTTCGCCCGAAAGCTCGACCTCGTGATAGACCGAACTACTCGGCTCGTAATAGCCTAATATATCAATAGGGTTTTCGCAAGCATGAAAGCCTTGCTCACAACAGCGGATGGCGTTATCTTGCATCTCGTATGTTTCGCCCTCCTTGTATTGGAAGCCGCGGCAAGTCATGTCTTGATTGAAGCCTTTATAGGCTTTAATTGGTTGTTCTGTTTTCATTGTCGGTTAATTGAATTATTCCTATTTGGTTGGAGAATGTTTTAACGTAGGTGTTGTAAAGTTGATTGAATTTGTCCGACGTAGGGCAATTGCCTACATACAACGGTAGTAGTTTGCCAAGCGTGTACATCTGCTGTGGAAGTATGCGCCCGACGTGGCACTTGATTTTCGCTTCAATGCGTTTCCGCCATCGCTCGCAATAGTCAAGCAACGCATCCAACAACATTCGGCACTCATACACCGCAAGCAACAAATTCATCGCATCTGCACTCAAATCGGGATATTCGTCGAGCAAATCGCGCTTGACGTTCAAGCAAAATGTCTTTTGCAAATGCGCCACTGCATCCTCAAATACGTACATATTCTCTTGCTCGTTCTCGCGATGCTTTTGGTCAATATACTTACTCCGAAGCTGATTGTATTTGAATCGCAACTTGCGTATTTCGCGACTCAATCGCTTTGTTTCTGCAATCTTCTGTTGCGCCACTATCTGAATAATCGTATCAGCATAATCCCAAACAAGCTCCGAGATGACAAACGGTATATAGGCAAAGCGCATGATTGAATCGCTGCCTATACTCGTTATCATGTCAATATGGTCTGATAACGTACTTTCGCACGTCGCTGACGAATTTGTTCTCTCTTCTGTAACCTTTTCCATAACTTTTCATAAACTCAATTGAACTTAGTATTGCTAATTCGATTTTAACTTCTTCGACAGCCGTGTAACTAAAACCGATGCTTGGCGGATGTTGTTTCGCATACGGTCGTTGACTGCTGAAATTGGGGTGTTCTTTGTCTGTGCTATTAGCTGCTGTAATAGTCTTACTATCTGCTGCGCTTGTGCGTTGGATAGCTGTATCATATTTTTTAGCCATTTAAATGCTCTTATTTCGCGTTTAACCCCCTTAGATGATAACTTCTCTATTTTTGCAATTAAAGTCGCTTAGAATTGATTTAAAGGGGCAAATTTGACGTTTTATTAAAAGGGTAGGTCGCGCAGTGTGATAACAGGTGGGTCTTTCTCGGCTCTGCGCTCAATCACTTCGCTCTGTTGTGGTAGTTGTGTGTTGTCTATCGGGTAGAATGTTGTTGTCTCCGCGTTAAAGCCACACATGAACTTGAAAATGCCGATATTTCGGCCTTTGGCTACGTCTATCAGTGCCGTGCCTTTGGTCGATACGTTGGAATAGCTTCCACTGTATCTTAGGCTCTCGGATTTCGCCTCGGGGCGGTAAACCAAAATCACAACGTCGGCTGCTTCTGCAATCTGACCGCTATCACGAAGTCGCGATAGGCTCGGCTCGGGGCGGTCGTTATTACGCGAAAGCTGCGATAAGGCGACAACCCATATATTCAAGTCCTTTGCGATATTCTTGAATAGTCGGGCCGCTGTTGCCATCGCTTGCTCTTTGTTTTGGTTTTGTTGGTTGACGTTCATAATCTGCATATAGTCGACCACGGCACCTTTTATGCCGTATTTCAAAACCATCGTTCTTATCGACGCGAGTATTGTATCAATTGACGAGGTACTTTGTGAGTCGATATAAAACAAGTCTGAAGGCAATTGTTGCATTGCTGCATCAACCGTGGCTGCTTTGTCTTGCGGTAGTGCGTCTTGCATTATCTCACGCGACGACACGCCCGACTTCATAGCTGCGATACGCGATGCAAGCTCTATGGATGTCATCTCCATAGAATAAACCGCAACCGGATGTCCGGCCAAAATTGCTGACACCGCCATTGCCGTTGCAAATGATGTTTTGCCTTGCGACGTTTCACCGGCGACGACGACCAACGAGCCGGGGGTTAATCCTCCGCGTCGGTCAATCTGCTCAAATCCGGTAGGAGTACCGAAGATTTCAGATTGGCCGCTAAGGTTACGTGCGATATGTTCTTTCAGCTCGTCGAAAGCGTCGGTCAGAGTTATTTGTTCACCGTCGCTGCCGTCGTAAACGTTAACTATCGTGTCGTAGGCTTGCTGCTGCATATCGGCGATGTCGGTTATCTCGTTTGTGCCTGCTTCAACCAACCGCATACCAAGCTCCCAATATTTGCGCCTTATCGCCAATTCTTTTAGGCGTAGGGCGTAAAATACCAAGTCGCCAAATATTGCATGGTCTTGTAGGCTTATCAACACCGCAATGTCGATTTGTGCATCTCGCTTTGATAGCATAGCGTTAACCGAAATCAGATTCACCTCGTCGCCCATCGCATCAATCTCGGCAATTGCAGAATATATATCGCGGTGGTCGGGCGGATAAAAACACTCAACCGTCAGATGTTCGCGCACCGTGGCTATTGCTGTCGTGTTTGACAGCAATGTGCCTAAAACGATACGCTCGCAGTCGGGGTCGCTTATAGGAGGTCGCGGCTCGCGCCCCCCATGTGCTTCTTGAGGGAGGGAGTAATTTTTAGGCATCTGAGTTTTTCAACCAATTAATCAGTGTTCGATATAAGTTGCTATAACGTTTGCGCAGGTCTTTGCGATTTTCGAGTTCTGCAATAGTCTGAGCGATACGTTGAGATGAATAGTGTTTCTGAAGCTCTTGAAATTCTCTCTCTTTAGGAAGCGTCAAATTCCGGTGAATGTAGGGCGCATTGTCCTCAATCCACTTGATAAAATTTTCGTAGGGTGTGGGGGTGTGGGTGGGTGCGAGAAGCGGTTCATCCGCTTCTTTCTTGGCACACACGTTAGTGTGTGCTTCTTTCTTAGATATATTATTTATATTATTATATATATTATCTATATAGGGGGGTGTGGGGGGTGCAAAAGTTGTGTCTTGGGTCGGTGAAATTTTTTCACCGCTTGGTGAAATTTTTTCACCGCTTGGTGAAATTTTTTCACCGCTTGGTGAAATTTTTTCACCGCTTGGTGAAATTTTTTCACCGCTTGGTGAAATTTTTTCACCGCTTG